GCGCAGATCGCCGAGGCCAAGAAGGGCAGCCTGCCACACGCGCAGTGGCTGTTCCAGCTCGCCGGCCTCTGGGAGCCGAAGGCGGCCCTGACAGGCGGCGACGGCGGCCCCCTCCGGATCGTGGTGGAGCGCGTTGATGATCGCCGAAGCGCCGGCTAGCGGGGGCCGCAGGCTCCGCCTCTCCGACACGCAGTGCGACTTCGTGGACGACCCGCACCCGTTCGTGCTGTTCGTCGGCGGGGTCGGCGCGGGGAAGACCTACGCAGGGGCTGCCCGCGCCCTGCTGCGCCGCTTCGGCGTGGCGAGGCCGTCACTCGGCCTGGTCGTCTCGCCGTCCTACCCGATGCTCCGTGACGCCACCTGGCGCACGGCCCTCGACGTCTGGGCCCCGCTCGTCGAGCGCGTGGTCGGCAACGAGATGCGGCTGGTGCTCAAGACGGGCGACGAGGTCATCTTCCGATCGGCCGACGACCCCGAGCGCCTCCGCGGCCCAAACGCCGCCTGGGCCTGGATCGACGAGGCCGCCCTCTGTCACCCCTCGACCTGGCCGATCACCATCGGCCGGCTCCGGCAGCACGGCGAGCTCGGCGAAGCCTGGCTCACGACGACCCCCAAAGGGATGAACTGGGTTTACCAGACCTTCGTCGTGGACGCGACCGACCAGACCGCCGTGCACAGAGCCGCGACCGCGCAGAACCCGTTCGTCGACCAGGCGTTCGTCTCGAGCCTGCGCTCGCAGTACAGCGGTGACTTCGCGCGGCAGGAATTGGAAGCCGAGTTCATCGCCGACCAGGCCTCAGCCCTGATCGAGTGGAGGTGGCTCGATGACGCCCGAGCGCGGCCGGCAGCCTACGATCGAACGGCTGGAGCCGTGGTCGGGGGCCTTGACGTTGCAGGACCTGGCGAGGCGGAGACCGTGCTCTGTGTGCGCCAGGGCGATGCCATCCTCGAGCTGCACGCCTGGCTGGACCCCGACCCACGGGGGCACATCCTGGATGCGCTGCGCACCTGGCGACACCGCGGCCTCACCAAGGTCGCCGTCGACACGGCCGGCATCGGCCACTACCTCGCCCGCTCGCTCCAGGACGCAGGCGTCACGGTCCGCGACGTCAACGTCGGATCGGCCCCAACCAGCGACGAGGCCCGCGAACGGTTCGCCAACCTGAAAGCCGAGTACTACTGGGGCCTGCGCGAGCGGTTCAAGGATGGCACGGTCAAGGGCTTGACCGACCGGCTGCTGCTCGGCCAGCTGGCCGGCCTCAAGTACGACCACGACCTCCGCGGACGGGTCAAGATCGAGCGCAAGGAGGACGCGGTGCGACGTGGCATCAAGAGCCCCGACCGGGCCGAGGCGCTAATGCTGTGTTTTGCCCCCGACGGGCAGCCCGAACTGGCCGAGATGTATCGGGCTGCCCGTCGGCTGGTGGTCGGGTGATGCTGCTAGGTAACGTGCGCCCAGGTTTCGCCCTTGATGGCTCGCGCCACCGTGGACCGAGCCACGCCGAGGCGCTGGGCTATCGACGTGAAGGTTGCTCCCCGAGCGCGGACGCCGCGTATCGCCTGGACCTGCTCGGCCGTCAGCCTGGAGAGGCCCTGGCGCTCGCCCCTGGCGACCCGCTCGGGATGCAGTCGTGTCCCGTTGCGGTCGCCAACCGCACCGCGCGCTTGCTCCCTCTTGTAGCGCATGTTGCCGGCGTGATCGTCGGCGTACAGGTGGCCCGGCTCGCAGCAGATCGAGCGGTTGCAGCGGTGGCAGACCAACGGTGTCTCGTCGCCGAGCACGCCGCCGGCCAGCAAGAACGCGAGACGGTGGGCGAGATAGGCGCGGCGGCGAATCCAGGCTTGCCCGTAGCCCGTCCGGTTGCGAGATCCCAGCCAGTCGCGGCAACCCCCGGCATCGGGCGGGGCGACCTTCGCCCAGAAGAGACGGGTCTGTCGCGTGGTAAGCTCAGGGTACATCGGCTGCTCCTAACAGTCGGTGTCACGCCCCCGGATGCCCCAAGCATCGCGGGGGTTTCGTGCACTGCATTCTACCTGGTCGGGGGGTCCTGATGGTCGCGGACCCGACCCGCCGGGTCTCGAGCGGGCGCTTCCCGGTGCGCTCGATGCTGGAGCTGCAGGCGTCCTACTGGGACACGATGGAGCGCTCACGGCTGCGCATCGAGGCCAGCCGCGCGACCGTGCTCGGCGAGAAGAAGACCCCGATCGACCCCGACATGCAGGGGTTCAAAGACCGCTGCTTCGACGGGCCCGAGCAGCAGACCGTCCCGCTCCACCTGGTCAACAAGATCGCGTCGCGCGAGCTGGCGCTGGTCCGCCACCCGATCGGGACGGGCATCCAAGCTGAGACGACGGCCACCCGCCTCGAATTGTGGGGGCACTCCGCGATGGAGGAGCTGTTCTCCCGCGACGACGCCGCCGACATGCTGGTGATCGAGGGCGAGATGGCGGGCATCGTCCAGCTCCGAGACGCCCAGTTCGGCTACGGCAAGCTGCCCGAGCTGTACGAGTACGACGAGGCCGGCGAGGAAGCCGGGTACCACCGCCGCTACACCCGAGACAGCAAGGGCCGGTCCCCCGACGAGGACGACTACGACGGCGCACCCGACGGCAGCAAGACCGCCCGCGCCTACTCCGCGGCCAAGCTCGACTACATGGCGCGGCACTTCCCGTTCGAGGTCCGCCTGCTCTCCCGTCTGCAGTGCGTCCCGATCAACCCCCGCATCACGGGGCCCAGGCGCAAGGTCACGGTCGACGGGCTGCTGGTCCGCTCCCAGCACAGCCGCTCCCAGCTGATCCGAGACGGCTGGCGCTGGGAGGGGATGGACGACGCCAAGATGACGCCATCCACGGCCGAGGTCGCCCCTGGCCTCGCGCTCGTGGGCGGCTCGGGCGGCTCCTCGCTCGACCAGGTCACGCTCTACGAGGCGTGGCTCGAGGACGAGGACGGTTGTTTCGCCGCGTTCTGCGTCGAGGGGCGCCCGACGGGACGGCGAGACTCGGGCGGCGACGAGGTGCTGGTCGACGGGGTGCTCGACCTGTACCGCGACTGGGGGCTCGAGCGGCTGCCGATCTGCTACGGCTACGGCCTCAGATGGGCCCACCCCAACCCCGACCTGCGCTCGATCCAGTTCCCACTGCTGCTCTCGGGCATGTGGCAGGCCAAGAACGCCATCCGGACCTCGATGACCGTGCACACCTACAACACGGCGTTTATGGGCTGGGCCTACAAGCCCGACCCCGAGGTCGTGCGGGCGATGGCCGACGCGGGGCTGCCACTGACCCAGCCGATCAAGCGGATGAGCCTGATCCCGGTCGCCGGCGACCTGCAGGGGCTGGTGCACCCAGGCGCCGGCCGCGACGCGCTCGCGCTGTACCGCTCGTACGAGGCCGACGCCCAGCGCGAGGGGCCCAGCCCCGCCGCCTTCGGGGGATCTGAGTCGGACTCCGCGATCGGGCAGTCGGTCATGAGCCGCGACGCGCTGACCGCGCTCGACCAGTGCCAGGAAGGCGTCAGGCGCTTCTACGAGGACGTCGCCTCGACCCTGCTGGAGGTCGGCTGCCTGGTCTCGGAGCGGTTCGACACACCGATCCCGATCGCCCGCAACCAGTCGGTGCCGATCCAGCAGCAGGGGGCGCGCGTCTCGCCGTCGAGAGCCCCGATCGTGCTCGACCCGAAGGACGCAGGCGGCGTCTACGAGTACATGGCCGAGTGGAAGCGCAAGCGCGGCGAGGACCTCGCCCGCAGGCAGCAGAACGTCGAGCTGGTCAAGCAGCGGCTGATGACGACGAGGCAGTTCCTGGAGGAGGACGGCGACCCGGCGCCGGAGGTCACCGAGGCCGCCATCGCCGCCGAAGACCTGGCCAAGACCCCGATCGTCCAGGCCCGCCGGCTGCGACTGGCCGCGCAGTACGCCGCAGACCAGGAGCAGGCCGACCTGCTGGAGGCGATGGCCGACCAGACCGCTGCCCCGAACAGCACCCCAGAAAGTCCGGTGCCGATGGGGCTGCTGCAGGGCGTCGGCGGGCCGCCAGGGATGCCCCCTGAGATGGCCCCGCCGCCAGGGATGGGGCCGCCAGGGATGGGCGGCGGGCCGCCGCCGTCGGTCCCAGGGATGGGCGTGCCGAATCCCGGCCTGAGCCAGCTTGCGGGCATCGTCGGGGCTGGGATGCAGACGGGCCCACTGCAGAACATCGCGGCGGCCGGCGGCGACACCTCGGGCCTGCCGTCGCCACCCACGCGCCCAGGATGAGGTGAGCCGTGCAAGACGAGCGCGACATGAGCCTGGACGAGCGAACAGCTCGGGCCCTGACCGAGGACGATCATCGCATCTCCCGCGAGATGGGGGCCCAGTACGGCCGGCCACCAGGGACCGAGCACACCTCCGAGGCGAGAGACCTTGAGCTGTGGATGAAGCAGGACCCGACGTTCACGCCCGAGGCCGAGGCCCAGGTCTGGCAGGAGGGGCTCGGCCAGGGCGGCGACGAGTGGAACATCAAGACCGACATCGCGACCCGGAAGTTCCCGTTTCGGCAGCAGCTCATGAAGGCGGGCCGGCCCCGAGTGAAGGATCAGATCGCGTTCGCGAACCGGATGGCCGAGCGGGCCGAGCGGCGGGCGGCAGCGCAGCAGGTTGAGGGACCGCCCGCCGCTGGCCCCGCTCCGCTTGAGGAGGGCTAAGTCATGCCCCAGTACGGGCCCGGCGGGGGGTACGGCTGGCCTGAGCAGCCGCCACAGTCGCTCCAGGACTACTACGCGAGCATCGAGCAGGGCTCGAATCGCCGCTTTGACCTGACGCTGGGCGAGTCCAGGGCCAACCGGCAGGCCGACCTCAAGTACAAAATGGCCGCCGTCGACATGCAGTACAAAATCGCCAAGCTGAACGCGCAGACCGAGGCGGAGAAGCTCGCAGTCGACCGCTGGTACAAGGAGCAGCAAACCCGCATCGCGGACGAGACGCTCAAAGAGAACGTCCGCCAGTTCGACAAGCAGTACGGCCTGAACGAGGCCGACCTGACGGGCTACTACGGCGGCAACCCGACCTTTGCCCGCGATAAGTGGCAGGCCGACGCCACGGGCTACGTCGGTGGCAGGGAGACGCTCGAGCGGGAGGAGCTGCGGCGGCGGTTCGGGCTTGACGAGCGGACCATGGAGGGACGGCTCGGGATCGACCGCGACAAGCTGAAGCTCGAGGCGCAGCGGCTCGGCATCGATGAGGCCGAGCTGCTCCGTCGCTACGGCCTCGACGAACGCAGGTTTGGGCTCGATGAGCGCAGGTATGGGCTCGAGGAGCGCGACTCGGACCGGCGCTACGGCCTCGATGAGCGCAGGGTGGGGCTCGACGAGCGCGAGACGGACCGGCGCTACGGCCTGGACGAGCGCAGGTTCGGGGCCGACGAGGCCGACCGGCTGCGACGGTTCGGGCTCGACGAGGGCGGGCTGACGGGCATGTACGGGGGCCGGCAGACCCTCGAGGCGCAGGAGCTGGCCCGCCGGTTCGGGCTTGACGAGACGGAGCTGGCCCGCCGGTTCGGGCTCGATGAGACGGAGCTGGCGCGTCGCTTCGGGCTCGATCAGCAGAAGTTCGGCCTGAACGTCGCCCAGACCGCGGCCGAGATGCGCTCGCGCCCCGACATGCTGTTTCAGTACAAGCAGTTCGCCCAAAACCTCCCTGGGCTGCTCGCGGGCCAGGGCGGGCAGGCGCCGGCCCCGGGCACGGCCCCGGAGGGGCAGACCATTCAGGGCCAGCTCAACGAGGTCGGCTACCTCCAGCCAGTCGTTCCCCAGCAGCCGTATCCCCAGCAGCCGTACGCCCAGCAGCCGTATCCCCAGCAGCCGTATCCCCAGCAGCCATATCCCCAGCAGCCGTATCCCCAGCAGCCATACGCCCAGCCGGCAGCCCCCCAGGCAGGAGCGCAGTCGGCGCCGACGGCCCAGGCCCCGCTCTCTCCGCAGGAGCAGGCGCGCTACCAGCAGATCATGGCTCGGCGGGCGGAGCTCGCCGCGGCTGGCCAGGGCGACGTCTCGCCCCAGGACCTGGCCGAGCTTCAGGGCTACCAGGCCCGCTCCGGCCCAGGGACGCCGGCCCCGGCGGCGAGCCCGTACGCGGGTGGCATTCCCAACATGGGCAGTGCTCCTGGCTCGTACATGCAACTGCAGAGCGGCGGGTCCGCCTACGGGGGCGCGGGCATTACGGACCCACGCTGGCGGCCAGGCAACCGACGAGCGGGTGGCGGCATCGGCATTACGGACCCGGGCTGGCAACCGGGCAACCGACAAGCGGCCGGCGACCGCATCGGCATTAGCGACCCAGGCTGGCAGCCGGGCAACCGAGGCGCAGCCGGCGGCATCGGCATCACCGACCCAGGCTGGCAGCCAGGCAACCGACAAGCGGCCGGCGACCGCATCGGCATTACGGACCCAGGCTGGCAACCAGGCAACCGACAAGCGGCCGGCGACCGCATCGGCATTAGCGACCCAGGCTGGCGGGCACCCGCCAGGCGAGTAGCGGGTGGCGGCACACCCGCCTCGATGGCGTACCTGTCGAATGCAGCGCCCGACCTGTCGTCAGACCCGACCCTCCAGTCGCTCGGGAAGATGTACCAGTCCGGCTTCCGGAAGCTGGGGGCGCAGACGCTCGAGGGCATGGACGCGAACGAGCTGGGCTTTTTGAAGTCGGCCGGCACGTACCAGGGCTACGACCCCGACCGCGAGATGCGCTCCTACCAGCGCTCGCGGCTCGGCCAGTAGGGCGGAGCGAGCCAGGATGACCTACCTGCCGTCGTCGCTGCTGGGCAAGGCTGACGCCCTCGACTTCCTGGGATCGACCACGCCGATGGTCGAGGACATCAAGAAGCGGGTGGGCGAGGGACTGGTGGGGCTGACCGAGGCGTTCCGCGCGCCAGCGCTCAGCCCGGTCCCGAGGCTTGGGTACCCAGGAAGTCCGGGTGCCCCTTCGGGGCGGACTTCCTGGGAGCCCCTTCCGGACCCGTTCGCCGCGACGGCGTCGGCACCGGACCCGTTCGCCGCGCGACCGGCACCGCCGGCCACGGCGCTGCCCGCGCCCCGACGCGCGGCCGATTCCTTCGGGATCGAGTCCTTCGCGCTGCCGTCGTTCGCCGAGATGACGGGCGGGTCCTTGGTGCCCGAGGCCCCCACAGCGCCCAGCCGTGGCACAGCACCGCGCAACGCCACCGACACCGCCGCCTTCACGCTGCCGTCGTTCGAGAGCCTGACGGGAGCCGTGGCCCCCGCTCCGCTCGCTGCCGATCGTGCCCCCCTCGGCTCTGGTCCGCGGCCCTCCCTGGCCGGAGCGTCGCCTCCCCCTGCTGCTGCCGCCGGTGCCCCAGGCGAGATCGAGGCGTTTATCAGACAGGCCGCGAGCGCTCGCGGCATCAACCCCGACATCGCCGTGCAGGTGGCTCGTGCCGAGGGCGGGCTCTCGGACCCCGTGCGGCAGTCGGACGTCGTCTACCGCGGCCGGCGCGAGCAGAGTTACGGACCGCTCCAGCTGAACGTTGAGGGCGGCGTCGGCTCGGCAGCCATCAAGGCGGGCATCGACCCACGGAATCCCGCGCACTGGCGCCGGGCGGTCGAGTTCGGGTTGGACGAGGTCGCCCGGGCCGGCTGGGGCCAGTGGCACGCGGCAGCCCCGCTGGGGATCGAGAACAGGACGGGACTGGAGTCAGCCAGGCCGATCGGCGTCACCGCGCCAGCAGCGGCGGCCGCGGTGGTGGCGGCTCCCGCTGCCCGGCCCACGCCTGGCGAGCCTGGAGGGCCGCCACTGGCACCTGGACCCGTCTGGGAGCCCCCACCCGCGGCGGCCGCGGGACCTGCCCCCACAGCCCAGGTCTTCGCGACCCCGAACCTCGGCGGCCCCCGCACCGGCACGAGGGGCATTGTCGTCCACAGCACCAGGGGTCAGGGCGCGACGCCCGAGGCCGAGCTCCAGGGCACGCTCTCGTGGTTCGCGAACCCGCAGAGCCAGGTCTCGGCGCACGCCGTGATCGGGACCGACGGCTCGATCTACACCGTCGGGGATCTCGACCGCCAGACCTGGCACGCGGGCGAGAACAACGCCGACCGCCTCGGCATCGAGCTCGTGCAGTCCGCCCGCGACAACGAGCGCGGCGTCCCGTTTACCGACGCCCAGTACCGGAGCCTGGCCCAGCTGACGGCCGACTGGTCGCGCCGCTACGGGTTCGCCATCGATCGCAACGCGCTCGTCGGGCATGAGGAGCTGGAGCAGGGCAAGCGCTCGGGCAAGTCGGATCCAGGACACAGCTTCAACTGGGACCGCTACGTCCAGTCGGCCCGGGCGCTCGGCGGCCCCACGGCGGCCCAGAGCCACCCGCAGCCAGCCGCGCAGGCGCTCCACCAGAACGTCGCCGCGGCCTTCGAGCGCGCGAACGGGCGCCCGCCGACGCTCGACGAGGCCCGCGAGCTCCAGCAGCTCGGCTTCGGGTTGGGCTGAGTCATGGTCAGCTCGTCGGTCTCGCGCACGCTGCGGTGGATGGCCGGTATGCCGGACGAGGAGGAGGAGGAGCCGGCGCTCGGGTCGTCGTACAACGATCCCACCGACGGCGGGACGCTGTCGTCGCCCATCTCACCCCCTCAGGCGCCCGCACCGGCCCCTGAGACACCGTCGACGCAGTCGATGGTAGGGATTTCGTCGATGTCCCAGACCGCCTCAGACCTCGCAGCCTCGCTCCAGGAGCGCCTGTCGAGCGCCGGGAGCACCATCGGCCAGGGCATCACGGGGCTGACGGACACGCTGTCGTCGGGCTACCGCGCCAACCAGGCCGCGGTCGAGGAGGCCAACGCCGGGCAGTCGGGCGGGGTGGACTTCGGCGCGGGGCTGCTTGCGACGCCTGCGGGGCAGGCGTACCAGCGGCGCATCGAGGAGGCCAGCCGGGCGGAGGACGAGATCGCGGCCCGCAACCGCGAGGTGATCTCGAACCCGCTGCTTGGCGCTGCCACCTCGGCGCTCGAGCCGATCCACCGCGGGCTCGCGCTCGGACACGCCGCCGTCGCGGCCACCCCCGAGGCGATCTACGAGACCGGCAACGCGCTGGGCACGCCCGTCGGGCTGGGGCGCGAGGGCCCGCTCGGCATGGACACCCCGTTCGGGCGGGTCGGCCCGACCGACATAGCGCTGACGCTGGCACCCAGCGCCCCGCTCCAGGCCGCGCTGAACCTGCCGATAGGCGGGCATCTGCCCGCAGCCGCCGGCCCCGCCGCGTCCCGCTTCACGGGGGCGCTCGAGTCGGCCGGCGACACCGCGGCCACGGCCGTCAGGGGCGCCGTGGGGCGTGCTGCGTCCGGGCTCTCCGATGCCTGGGCCGGCAACGCCGAGCGCCTGGCCGCGGCTGACGCCAGGATGGCGGCCGAGGGATCTGTGGCGGCCCCAGGGACGCTGGGCGCCCTCCCCGAGGAGTACGGACAGGCGTACCCGCCGCTGCGCGGCGACGTGCGCGGCGTCGTGCGCGAGCAGCTCGGCGAGACGTCGTCGGAATTCCTGGCCGACTCCCGCTTCCCGAGGGACGCCGTGCACCCGGACCTCAGGGCGGCCGGCATCGGCCCCGAGATCACCCCCCAGATCGACCTCAGCGAGCGGCTGAACGCGGGGTTCGGGGTGGTACCGTCACGAGCCGACCTCCGCGAGGTCGAGCGACGGATCGCGGACGCCAACGGGGCGTACACCACGGCGCGGATCGAGCGGGCGCGCATCGAGCGGGAGCTGGCCCGCCTGCCCGATGATCCCGAATTGCAGCAGGATCTGATGGGCGCGCTCCGACAGGAGGAGTACACCCAGGGCAAGCTGGACGCGGCCCGCGAGTGGTCGCAGATGGTCAGGACGGGCGACCGAACGCTGGCGACGGCCGGCACGCTGCCTGGAGAGGCCCCCCCAGACCGGCTGGCCGGCGTGAACCGCGTGCTGGGCCAAGGGCTGGCGTCGTCGGTCTCGGGGGGCGTGGGCGCACAGATCAACCAGGAGATGAACCCGGACGACCCGAACGCCGCGCTGAAGGGCTTCGCGGTCGGGGCGCTCGGCCCGCTGGCGGCGACGCGCGGCGTCCGGGCCGGGCTGCGGGCGGCCGGGCGGCTCGGGGCGGGGGCTGAACGGGCAGAGGGCGCGCTTGGGACGCTCGGGAACCTGCCGGCCCGCCAGGCGCGGATGGCGGGGCTGGGCGAGGAGCTGGTCCCGCCGCTGGAGCGCGGCCCGAGCGGCTACGCGCCTCCAGACCTGAGACGACATCCTGGCGTGCCTGCGACCGAGCTGCCCCCGGAGCGAGGGGACGCGCTCAGATCCGCCCTCCCGGGCCTCTTGCGCGGCTTGAACGCACCTCAGCCGGCCGCAGCCGCGGAGGGCGCCTCGCTCGTCCTGCCCGACATTCCCGCGGCGTCGGGCCCGTACGGACGCCTCCAGGCCGCGCTCAACGGGATCGGCGAGGCCCTTGAGCCCGTGACGCGGCGGGCGAACATCGGCCGCTACGCAGGCATGCTCTCCGACGCCGCGTCACACGTCCAGAACATCCTGGGCGGCGCAACCTCGGCCGCGATCGACGTCGGCACGCTGCCGCCGATGCTGGCCCTCGACATCGCCAGGTCGAAGCTGATGGGCACGCCGCGCGAGGTCTTTGCGGCCGAGCTGCCCGCCCGTCTCGCGGGCATGCGCCACGGCGCCAGGCAGGGCATGGGACGGGCGCTCGAGATCATGCGCTCTGGCGTCCCCGCCGAGGAAGCCGCCAAACTGGACCAGGGCGGCGTCGGCTTCGACACGAACATCCCCGGGCTTGCCCCGCGGGGGAGCGGTCGGGCGGGGGCGGTCAACGTTGCGGTCGAGTCGCCGCTGCGGGCGCTGGCCGCGGCCGACGCCGTGTTCAAGACGATGGCGCAGGGCGGCCACCTGATGGCCGAGGCGACCGCCGAGGCGATGCGCAGGAACGGCGGGCGGGCGGCCACGCCCGAGCAGGTCCTGGCAGCGGCCCGTGACCCCGCGCTGCTCGAGCGCGTGCAGGAGCTGTCGCTGCGCTCGGTGCTGCAGGAGTCGCGCCGCGAGACGGGCGCCATCCGGGCGGGTATCTCCAAGCTGGGCCCCCTCGGGCAGGGCATAGCTGCACTGGAGATGCCGTTCACCAAGACGCCGTACAACGTCGTCGCCCAGGGCATGGGCATGACGCCGCTGGGGCTCGCTGGGCTGGTCGAGGACGTGGCCCAGGGACGGGCGCCGCGCGAGATGGAACGGCGGCTCGGGCGGGTCGCGCTCGGAACCGCGGCGATGGCGGTGGCTGCTGCGCAGTACGACGCGGGCACCCTGATCGGCCCGCGCCCCGACTCCGAGGCCGAGGCGTCGACCTGGCCGCCTGGGCAGATCCCGTGGTCGTACAAGGTCGAGGTGCCGGGTGTCGGCACCTACTACCAGCCACTCTCAGCGCTCGGGGTCCTGGCGCTGCCCGTCGTCGCGACCGTCCTGTACAAGGAGGCCGAGAAGAGCGGGACGCCGCTGCTCTCGGCGGAGATGGCGGGCACGCTTGCGGCTGGGCTGGGCCAGTACGCCGAGCAGAACACGTTTTTTGAGGGGTTCGGCAACATCTCGAAGGTGTTGTCAGACCCGACGCGGCAAGCCGAGCGCCACTTCGAGCAGATCGCGTCGCAGTTCGCGCCGCACGTCGTCGGCGGCGGCGGGGCAGGGCGGATGATCCAGCGGATCATGGGCATGCCAGCACGAGACCCGCAGGGCGCGCTCGAGGCGCTGCTGGCCTCGCTGCCGTACCAGGACCCGCTCGCGGATGTGACGGGCAGGTCCCGCGTCCTGCCGCGGCAGGACGTGCTCGGACGGCCCCAGGCGCTGGGCGCCTCGGGCCCGGTCGCCGCGGTCGCCCGCGTCGGCGAACAGCGTGACGCGGGCGTCATCCGGGCGTTCCGCCGTGCGGGCGAGGGGCTGCCGATGCAGGCTCCCCCACAGCTCCGAGACGACGCGCTCGGCCGCCAGGTGAGACTCACGCCCGGCCAGAAGCAGCGCTGGCGCCGGGAGTTCGGGGCCGAGCTGCAATCGCAGTGGGCAGCGTCCGGCAACCCGAGCGACCTCGAAGCCCTGCAGCGGCTGAAAACGGCCGCCCGCAAGGTCGCCGACGACACCGTGCTGGGCCGGCGGTAGGGAGGACTCGTGGCCACGAACGAACCGATCGAGCGCTGGATCACCGACCCCGAGAACTTCCCACCGCAGCTCCCGCAGGGCGTGACCAGGGGGCGGTTCGGCGACACGGGCTTGTACTACGCGCACGAGGTGACCTACCCCGACGGGAAGACGGTGACGACGTGGTACAAGCGCAGGTCTGGCGGGGGCCCCGACGGTGGCGACGCGCCCGTCGGCGAGCCGGTCGTGGGGCTCAACACCGTCGTCAGGGACGCCAAGGTCAAAGCCGACGCCGAGCTCGCGCAGGCGTCCCAGCGCACGATCACGCGCGAGGGCCACACCTGGCAGTTCAACCCCGCGACCAACAAGTACGACATCGACCTCGGTGCCTCGGCAGCCCCCCCGACGGCGGCCGAGGAAGCGACGAAGCAGGCCCAGGCGCAGGTCGCCCAGAGCCAGGCCGGCAACGCCGCATCGCTCGACGCCGAGCGCGCGTGGCACGAGCAGCAGGGCCACGGCAGGCTCACCCACGCGGAGTACGCCACGCAGCAGCGCCAGGCCCAGCAGGACCAGCTAGCTCTCGCCGCGGCGCAGCGGGCCGACGCCGCCGCCACCAAGCCGAACATCACCTACCGTGAGGTCAAGCAGCGCGACGGATCGACCCGAGTGATCCAGGTCCAGGTCGACCCCATCACGGGAGCCGAGAGCGTCAATCCGTCGGCGATCCCAGGCGCACCCGCCCCGCCGCCCAACGTCGCCACCGTCAACGGCCGGCAAGGCACCTGGGAGCGCGACGAGTCGGGCAACGTGGTCTTCAGAGAAGCCCAGGGGCCACAGACCCCGACCTACACCTACCCCGAATTGAAGCTCGCGTACGGCAACATCGCCTCCGAGCTGGGGGCGATCCAGCGCGACATCTACTCGAGAGTCGGCACGGGCCCAGGCAAGATCACCAAGCAGGAGGCCGACGCGCTGTTCTTGCCGATCCACCAGCAGGCGGAGACGCGGGTCTCGGAGCTCAACAACATCGTCTCGACCCAGCGGTCCCTCTTTCAGGCGGACCAGGACTGGGCGCAGGCCCAGCAGCAGACGGCCAACACCAGGCTGGGCGCTGCCAACGACATGTCACGGCTGGCGTTCTCGCTCGGCCAGCAGGCCGACAAGATGGCCCCAGGCACGGGCGCCGTGGCCGCACACGCGATCTGGGACACGCTCGGAGCGCAGCGGGACTTCGCCCGCAGCCTAGGAGGGCTTGAGGACGTGCAGCGACCATCGCTCCCTGGCTACCTGCAGGCGGCAGCGGACGCCCGCCCCGACGCGCCGTTCGGCACGGGCTCGCCCCTGGGATCGGGCTGGATGGCGCCACGCGGGCAGGCCGTGGCCGACGCCAACGCCCGCAGCACGCCCGCCTTCGGCGCCACGATCGGGAACATCCTCGGCGGCGGCGGCGCGGGGCCGGGTGTCGCTCCGCCGGCCGCCCCGGCGCAGCTGCCACTGGCCCCGCCCCCGGGGATGGGCCCGCAGCCATCGGCCCTGCCGCTGGCCCCGCCCCCGGGGATGGGCCCGCAGCCATCGGCCCTGCCGCTCGCGCCTCCCAGTGCGACCGGCCCACTGCCGCAGCCGCCGGTCCGCGACGACTGGGCTCAGCCCCAGGGCTACCACCAGCAGTCTGCATCCCAACAGTTCCCAGGGACGCCGATCAACATCTACGTCGGAGCTCCCGGGCAGCAGCAGATGCCACCCCCGCCGCCACCCCAGCCGCCGATGCCGCCCCCACAGCCACCCATGCAGCCCATGCAGCCCCCACAGCCACCGATGGAGCAGCAGGGGATGCAGGGGATGCCGCCCTCTCCCCAGGGCTACCTCCAGCAGGCCGCGCAGCCGCCGCGGCCGTCGCTCCGAGACGCCCAGCACGACACCGCCTCTGACCTGATCGCGGCGGGCTTCTCGCCGGGAGCTATCGAGGACGTCTGGAAGCGGAAGACCGGCCGCGGCCTGTTCGGGCGCGGCTCTGACGGCGACGAGTCGAACCGCCGGCCGTTCCCAGCGCAGATGCCGTCGGGGATGGGCGGGTACGGGTGAACGAGGAGACAGGAGACAGGAGTCCTTCGCCTGACTCCTCACGTCGTCAACCCCCCTAAACCCCCCTAAACCGCCCTAAACCCCCCCTAAAACCCCTCCTAACCCCTGTCACACGGAGAGCCAGCGGAATGTCAGCGGAACGTCAGTGGAATGTCGGCGGACAACCAGCGGAAAGTCGGCGGAAAGTCGGCGGAACGTCGCCGGGGATGGGAGGCTACGCGTGATCGCCTATCCGAAGCTGGTCCCCTACCGCTGCGACGCCACCCATCCCAAGACCGGACGGTGCTGCGGCGCGGTGCTGCTCGCGGCGTGGTCGCCCTCGGGGGCGGTGGTCAAGCGGCGCTGTAAGGACTGCGGCGCGTGGCAAACGGTCATCGTCGCGGCCGATGACGCGCCAGTGAGCGAGGACGTCGCCGCTCTGCTAGACTAGGCGCAGGTACCCGATACGGCCCGTATGCGGCCCGGAGCCGGCGTGAGGAACGCCGAGACCTCTGGGCCACGCCGTGGAAGAGCCAGTCGGGACCCCCCAGCCAGCCGCAGCCGAGACGGAAGCGCCGGCCGCCGCTCCCGCACCCGAGAGCCTGGAGGACAGGCTCGCCGCTGCCATCGAGGCGGCCAACGCGGAGATCACCGCGCCCCCCGAGGCCCCGTCCGCGCCCGAGGCGCCTGTCCCCGTCGGAGATCCTGGTCCGGCTGAGGAAGCCGGCCCCCGGCCTGACGACGACCAGCCGAACCCCGACCTGCCGCAGTTGACGCGCGGGCAGACCCGCCGACTGTTCGAGCAGTGGGAGTCCGAGCGCCGGCCGCGGTTCTTCCGCGACCTCGAGCAGGCCCAGGCCGAAGCCGCCGAGATGCGGGCTCGCGCTGAAGCCGCGGCCCAGGCCGATGCCGAGGCCAGAGCTGGCTACGACCAGTGGTACGGCCCCGACCATCACTACCAGTACGCCGAGCGGCAGTACGACCAGATCGTGGACAAGCTCCAGCGCGGCGAGTACGTGCCAGACCAGGAGATCCAGCAGGCCAGGGCGTTCGTGACCTGGCGAGACAACCGACGGATGGCGGGAGCCGTCCACCAGCGCGAGCTCGGCAAGGTCATCTCGAACGTCGACCGGCTGTTCCGCCAGGCGAGGGTCGACGGTCTGGACGTGGGCCAGGTGCTGGCCGACGTCAGCAAGCAGGGCGGCCACCCAGGCGCCGTGCTCGAGGCGGTTGCCGCCCGGGTCCGGGACGAGTGGAAGGGCCGCTACGAGGCCGAGAAAGCCGCCCACGAGGCCACCCGGGTCCGCGCCGGCCTCGGCCGCGCTCCCGGCGGCGCGCCTGCTGGCGGGGCCGCACCCCGCGGCGACCTCAGCTCGGTGCTGGGCTCACTCAGGCCCGGGACCGACGCCGCCGAGGCGTTCGTGGAGCGCGCCCTCAAGGGCGACCTTGCCCACCTCGACCTGGCCGAGCGATGAGACCAGAGAGGGACTGACCCATGGCTGTTCCGCAGACACTCGCAGGCATGTCAGCTGCCCAGCGCAACGCCTACAACATGGTGCTGCTGCAGCGGGCGCTGCCCTATACCCCGATGTTCGGGAGCTTCGGCGGCTCACAGAAGGCGTCAATCGCCAAGCACCAGGGCACCACGATGGAGTGGCGCGTCTACGGTGGCACCACCGTCGCCACCACGGGCGCGGGCCTGGCCCTCGCCACGACCGCCCTGACCGAGGGCGTGCCGCCGGCCGAGACCGCGATCACGGCGGCCAAGGTCACCAAGGCCGTCCTCCAGTACGGCGCCTGGGTCAAGCTGTCGGACCTGCTGGTCCACCAGGGCATTGACCCGATCTGGGCCGAGGCGTACGCCCTGCTCGGCGAGCAGGCCGGCCAGACCCTGCATACCCTGCTGATCAACGACCTGGCCGGCGGCACCAACGTGCAATACGCGGGAGCGGCAACCTCCAGGGTCACCGTGGCCTCAACCATGATCCTGAACGGCGCCGAGATCCGCGAGGCCGTCCGGACCCTGAAGCGGGCGAAGGTCCCCCGGTTCGGCGACGGCTTCTACCACGGCCTGATCCACCCCGACCAGTCGTACGACCTCCAGAACGACGCCGACTGGAAGAACATGAACGTGTACAACGGCGGGTCAGCCAACAATGGCAACTCGCTGGTGAAGGGCACCATCGGCGCCCTGCACGGGGTCCTCTTCGAGGAGTCGACCGACGCGCCGTTCTTCGCGGGCGCGGGCGCCACGGGCGCGAACGTCTACGCGGCCCTGATCTACGCGCCGCGCTGGTTCGGGACCGTCGGCCTCGAGGCCCAGCCAACCGCGTCGGTCACCGACCAGGGCGACTCGGGCATTCGCATTTCTGGTGTTCCCGTCGAGACCCCCACCAAGGACGACGCGCTCGGTCAGTTCGGCGTCGCGGGCTGGAAAACGAGCTACGGCGCGAAGATTCTCAGAGAATGGGTCGGGCTCCGCATCGAGACGGGTGCGACAGCATGACGACCGCACGCCCAACGGCGCCACCCGACGTCTCGGCCCCCGAGGACGACGCCCCGATCCCTGGCCGCACCAAGTGGAGCGCGACCAAAGCGCGACGGTTCCTGGAGTCGTGCCCGAAAAAGTGGATCACGGTTGAGCGCAGCGACGACGACCGCAAGTTCGAGACGGAGACGGGCCGGCCGACGTATCAGGTCGTCATCTGGAACGGCTGGCGGGTGATGGTCCCGAAGGGCAAGTCGGTCGAGGTGCCGGCCCCGATCGCCGAGATCCTCGAGCAGTCAGCCCAGATTTTCCGGACCGACCAGGCCCGCGAGGCGCAAGCCTTTTTTAACGACATCGGCGAGGGTCTCGGCATCGAGCTGCCGGGCCTGTAAACGGAGGAAGCCATGCCCACCAACCCGCCCACCAGCCGGGGACCGAGCACCGGAGCCGAGACGACCGCCTCCGCGACGTCGCGGTCGGCCCGCCGCTCCAGGGATGTCACCGGGGAAGAGCCGATCGGCTCGGACGTCGAGCGCGTCTCGAAGGGCTTCGCCCCCCTGATCGTGAACGTCGAGGACCTCTCCGACCTGCGCCACCGCGAGGAGCGCGAGGCCGACGCGCTGGCCGAGATCGCAGCGCCCCCCGAGGTCATCCCCGAGAGCGACGAGCAGACGGCGATCAGGCTGACCCGCGAGCGGTCGCTCGAGGCGCTCGCAGCCGAGCCCGTCGAGGCCACGAGAGGGGTCGTCGTCAACGGCGTGCCGATGCAGGTCACGTTCGACGCCGACGGCAAGCCGGACGGCCCGCCCGAGGCCCTCGAGGTGCTCAAGAACATCGCCCCGCTGGCCCGCACCGTCCAGGCGCAGGGGGGGTACGGCGCCCAGCTGCCCGAAGACCCGTCAGCCGCCATCAAGGCCGCTGCTGGGGCCAAGGAGGAGGCTCGGGCTCGGGAGGAGGCCAGACCGACGGCGCCCGCGGTCACCACGACGAGCCGGACGACGGCCTCGTAACGTGGTGACCCTGCTCGTGGCCGCTCGGGCGCTGGCCGACCAGATCGGGGGCTGGGGGATGTTCAAAGTCACCCGGGCCCCGGAGGCGGCCGACCCCGACGCGCGGCGGACGCTGATCTCGGACGAGCTCGTGGACGAGGACCGCGACCCGACCGCGTTCAACGATTACGTCGCCTACGCCGCGGGCGGGGCGCTCGGCGGCGAGCAGGTCGCCGTCCGCCGCGAGGGCTACGACGGCGCGAGCGGCATCCTGTACACCTCGGGGCTGTTCTCCCTGGTCCCGCGGGTCGGCCAGGAGATCGAGTACCACGCGCGGCTGGCCCGACGGCGGCACCTCGGCGAGCCTGGGCTGCGGGAGGTGCTGAACGAGGCGCTGGACCGGCTCTGGTTCGAGGAGCGCCTGCCCGTCGTCACGGGGACGGGCGTGCGGGTGGCCTGCCCCACCTGGATCTCGTCGGACCGGCAGCTCGGGCCCGTGCTCGCCACCAGCGACCCGTCGGCCGCCGCGTACGGGACGGGCCAGATGGCCTCCCTCGTGCACGACGGCTCGGGCCGCTGGATCGAGCTGTCGTCGCCCGTCTCGGGGGCCTCAGCGCTGGTGGTCAGGCGCCCCCACGGCTCCTGGATCCGGGCCGGCGGGACCTGGGCCGACTCCTCGGCTGGGCTGGTCGACGACGACGACGAGACCATGGCCGACCTCGAGCCGCTGCTGGTGGTCGCCACCTGGCGGGCCTACCGCGCGCTGAACCGCAGGAGCCCCGACTTCGAGCAAGGGCCCTGGAAGGACGAGGAAAGGCGGGCCGAGGTCAAGGCCACCGCCTACCTCCAGTGGGGCGCAGGGTCGACCGTCTCGCCGATCGGGCCGGTTGCCGGCCCGCCGGGGAGCTGGAGTAAGGGCTGGCGGCCGGGCTGATGGCGACCGTCACCGGGGCGCACGCGCAGATCCAGCTCAACGGCGTGCACTACCAGTTGCACCGAGCTTCGGGGCGGCCCGCCATCGTCCAGGGGCGGTTCGGGCCAGGCGACATCACCCAGCAGCAGCACGCCCAGGACGTCCCCAGGATCTGGGACGACTTCAGCGGCGGCGGCGGCTACTCCAGGCGGAGCAGCTCGGCCCCGAACGGCTACGCCTGGTGTATCGGTGACCCGCGCTACCAGCGGGCGTTCATGCCCGCGGGCAAGCTGGTCGAGATGGAGATGCCGGGCGGGTTTGGGGTCGGGCAGGCGTTCGACTCGATCTCGATCACGGGGCGGATCTTCCTGCTGGGCGGCGGGCGGGTCACGGGCATCCCGCAGGGCGGCGCGGATCCCTGGGTTGCGTATCAGCTCCCGGATGGCCAGAACCCGCTGTCGGCAGCCGCGATCGGCGGCGGCATCGTCATGGGCGTGCTGGAGGGCACGCTCCTGCGCTACGACTACACCGCCGTCACCTGGACCAGGTCGGCGAACGCCAGTTTCAACTACGTCGCGGTCGCCTACTGGGTGGTCGGGGGCTACGGGGCGGCCCGTCTGGTGGGGGCCGGCGGGGCGTCGGCACCGAACGGGCTGCGGTTCTGGCCGGCCGACCCGACCCTGCCAGGCGACGTCATGAACCTCGACGACTGGTCGGCCGAGTACCCTGTGGGGGCGCCGTCGGTCCCGATCGTCGGGCTGGTCGTCGCCCCTGTGGGCGGGGCCGACCACGCGTATGTCATCAAGTCGGACGGCATCTACGACCTGGACCACCGCGGGCACTACTCCAATTTGACCCCCTACTGGCGGCACGGCTACGACCCCGTCAACGGCGGCTGCTCGCTGGTGCACGACCGCTATATCTACGCCCGCCACCTGCGCGGGCTCGACCGGGTCAGGGTCGGCCGCGGCAACGACGCCGACACGCCCGAATGGTGCTACCCGGGGATGGGGCTGCCGAACGAGACGCCCGTCCATGGGGTGGTGACCGCACTGGCGCTTGACGGCCCGTGGGTGGTCGCCGCGCTGTTCAACGGCCAGGACACCTACATCTGCTACGGCATGAGCCGCGACCAGCCGGGGGTGCAGCCGGGGCCAGGGCCGATCCTCTGGCACATGGCGCTGGCGAAGATCGACGGCGTGGTGATCTCGGAGCTGAACGTCCACACCTACCTGAGCACGCCGTGGTTGTTTATGGCGGGCGAGTCGTCGGTCGGGGCGGGCGTGCGCGTGTTCCGCCAGGCGCTGCCGAAGGCGGCAACCCCGCTCCAGGCGCTCGAGCGACACCGCCTCTACGGCGCCGACCCGTACCCGCTGGCCTCGACCGCGACGATCGTGCTGCCGACCGACGACTGGGACGACGCGACCGCGTACAAGGTCCTCAGGCGCTTCGACGTCCAGTTGGACAACCTCGGCACCGACGTCACGGCAGAGCTGTTCGCCCAGGCCGAGGGCGGGGCCTGGCAGAGCCAGGGTCAGATGACGACCTCGCCCCGCGAGACGGTGATTCCCGTCGAGCCGCTCACCGCGGGCTACCAGATCGGGACCAGGGTCGACCTGGCCTCGACCGAGACGGTGCCCGCGCTGCTGCGGGCGCTCAAGGCGAGGGCGGCCGTGTCGGTCGACGCGACCGAGCAGCGGGTCTACCATCTGCACCTGGGCCAGGCGACCGAGGGGCTGAACCGGGCGCGAGACCGTCGAGACCCGGAGGTCCTGTTCGCGCAGCTCTGGTCGCTGCAGATGGAGGGGCCCGTGGCGCTGCGAGACCACCGTGGGCGCGAATTGTCGGTCAAGGTCGAGAACGTCGCGCAGGAAGAGGTCGAGGTGCCAGGGTCCGCTGGGCGCCGCTGGGAGATGGTCGCGGTGGTGTCCCTCACAGTGCTGCAGCGTCCTGGATATTGGGATGTGAGTTTGTGGAACACCGACGCGATGTGGAGTGCCTGACATGTCGACGCGGCTGCCCGAGTTTCGCCCGCGGACCCTGATCCGCGTCCCCAACCCGAACACGATGATCAACACCCTGTTCAACGGGACGGTCGGGCGGTCGATGTCGCTGCTGGTGACGGGCGTCGTGGACGCGGCGGCCGCCGCGCTGACGATCCGGAACCGCAACGCCGCGGGTGGGCACTTGCGGGTGCAGCACTCGGCCTCGGGCGCGACCGTGTTTGAGGTCACCGACTCCGGCCCGTCGGCAAATGTGGCCTACGCGGGCGAGTACCGCGCGAACTGGTTCACGGTCAACGGCGCGGGCGCGTTCCGATCGGTCAACACCTCGGGCACGGGCGATATCTCGCTGCTGCGGCGGGCCACGGCCGCCGACGTCGCGACCCCCGCAATCGCGTTCGGGCGGGACTGGGCCGAGAACTTCGTCGGCATGCTCCACCCCGACACCTGGGTCATGTTCCGGCAGCGGAACCTCGTGCCCGCATCGTTCATGCGGCCGATCATGCACCTATTCCAGGCCAATCGCGGGTCCGGCAAGATCGGCGGGAGCCCGCCCGACCCGACGGACTGGGCCTACCGGACCGGCCTCCAGATCCAGCTTGCCGACGAGGCGGGCGTGGCTGAGTGGACCGTCTCGGGGGCGACCAACGCGGCCCCGATCGTGGTGACGACGACCGCCGCGCACGGCTGGGTGACGGGCGAGGTGGTGGTGGTCCACGGGGTCACCGGCAACACCGCGGCGAACGGCCGCTGGACGATCACGGTGACGTCGCCCACCACGTTCTCGCTCAACGGCACGACCGGCAACGGGGCGTACGCGGGGGGCGGGATCACCAACAACGCGCCGGCGATGTTCTGCCTGGCGCTGGACGTGGTCCCGCGGGTCGCGCGCACCGGCTTCCCTGGCAACGCGTCCGCAGCCAACGCCGACGACCTAGCGGGCCTGGTCATCAACAACCAGGGGACGGGGGCCGGCACCGATGCCATCTGGGTGTCGGGCTCCGGCATCGCGGGCCCGCTCTGGAACACGATTATGGCGACCAACGCCAACGTGCGGAGCGGCGTGTTCTTCGCGGGGCAGCTCACCGACGGGGGGCTGGACACCCGCTATGCGACCATGCTGACGGGCGCCGCCGCGGTCAAGACGGCCAACAACCAGGCAGTGGTCGCGGCGACCGACGCGGCAGGGACGGGCGTGCTCGAGGGGCTCCGGCTCGACGCCAGTAACCGCTGGATGTTTGCTGGCGGCAAGCTCGCGGTCGACACGGCCGGCCACCTCTCGACGATCCTGGGGGTAGCCCCAGGGCTCGCCGCGGGCCCTGGGGCCGGCGGGGCTGGCGTCTCGGTGAGCGTGACGGGGTCGGACACGGTTGGGACGATCTTCGTGACCACGGGGGCAGCCCCCACCGCGTCGGCGATCGTCGTCACGCTGACGTACGCGACGGCCTGGGCGTTCAACCCGCGGGTCCTGGTGGTCCCCTCGAACCGGCTGACACGGGCGTTGACCGGGGCGCAGATCGTGGACTGCGACCAGGCGACCGACTCCACCACCGCCTCGTTCGTGTTGCGGTCGGGCACGACCGGGCTGGCCGCGGCGACGACGTACGCCTGGAACTACCTGGTGATGCGGTAAGCCGATGCCAGTCTGGCAGGACGTCGACACGGGGGCCCAGCCCTCCGAGGAGCAGGTCACCCAGATCATCGCGGCCGAGCGCGGCTACGCGGGCCGCGGGCTCGCTCGGCGCTGGCTGCGACCTGACGCCGACGTCGCCGTGCTGGAGCTCGACGAGGCCGGCATCCGGCTCTCGATGGATGGTGGTGCCACAGCGCCGGCCCCGCCGATCGTGGTCGGCTCGCCCGCTGGTGGGGCCCTGACTGGCACGTACCCGAACCCGACGCTTGCTCCCGCGACGATCGCGGGGTTGATCCCGCCAGGGACGATCTGGCCGTACGCGGGAGCCGGGGTGCCCGCGGGCTGGCTGCGCTGCGACGGCGCTGCGGTCTCGAGGGCCGCGCACCCGGGGCTGTTTGCGGCGATCGGGGGGATCTACGGCGTGGGCGACGGGTCCACCACGTTCAACGTGCCGAACCTGGTCGGCCGGGTGGTGCTGGGGGTCTCTGGCGCGCACCCGTTAGGTGGAGCGGGGGGCGCCGAGACGGTGGCTGGGCCCGCGCACACGCACCCGGGGTCGCACGCCCACGGGATGAACAGCCACACCCACGGGCCAGGGCTGCACACGCACGGGCCAGGGCTCCACGAGCACCCCCCGGGGTCGCATACGCACGGGTTGAACGGCCACACCCACGGGCCAGGGTCGCACACCCACGGGCCAGGGACGCACTCCCACGACCTCGCGCACGGCCATACGCTGTCGGGGCATACGCACGACCTCAACCACAACCACGCCCTGGCGTCTGGCGTGGCGGTCGCGTCGGGCGCGGTCACGGGCGTCCACGAGGGGACGTTAGCCGTGGTCAACGTGAGCGCGTCGAACCACGCGCATGACGTCGACCTGCCGGCCCTCGGGGTGCTCGCCTCGGGCACCCCGTCGGCTGACAGCACGCCGGCGATGGCGCCGACCGCCACTGGCGCCCCATCGGCCGCGAACACGGGCACGGCGTCAGCCACGCCGACCGACGGGGCCACGGGCGCCACGGCCGTGCCGTCGGCCACCAACACGGGTACGCCGACGGCCCAGAACACGGACGGCCCGACGGCGCTTGCGACCGACGCGGCCACAGGGGACACGGCCGGGCCATCAGCGACCAACACGGGCACGCCGACGGCCCAGAACACGACCGGCCCGACGGCGGCTGCGACCGACGCGGCCACGGGGAACACGGCGACCGATGCCACGGCTCCCAACGCCGCGTATGGCGCGACGACGGTGCCGACCATGATGCCGTTTTTGGGACTGCACTATCTCATCAGGGGGGGCTAGATGCGATTCAGCACCACGGCGAAGTCGGCCATGCTCGACGCGCTCGACGAGAGCCAGACGGTGGGTGCGAAGTACGGGTCGCTGCACTCGGCGTACTCGGCCACGGGTGCCAACGAGCTCGCGGGTGGCGGGCCTGCCTACGCGCGCAAGGCTGCGGCCTGGGCGGCGGCGGCCTCCGGCTCGAAGGCGATGACGGGCACGCTGGTCTTCGACGTGCCCGCGGGCCAGACGGTCCGCTGGCTCGGGCTCTGGGACGCCGTGACGGCCGGCACGTTCCTGGGGATGACGCCGAACGGCGGGACCGTGCCGCAGGCGTTCGTGGTCCCTGACAGCACGAACGACACGCTCGAGTGCGCTGCCCACGGGTTCTCCGTCAACGACGCGGTGGTGGTCTGGGCGGGCTCTGGCGACCCGCTGCCGGCCCCGCTGGTCGAGGGGACCGTCTACTGGGTCGCAGCGAGGACGACCGACGACCTGACGCTCGCAACCACGTCCGGCGGGCCGGTCCTCGACCTGCTGGCGGTCGGTGCGGGGCTCCTGCAGCGGATCGTGCCTGAGGTGTTCGGGGCGCAGGGCACGCACACCATCACCAGCTGCACGCTGAGCCTGGACTGAGGAGGGGGAGCTGATGGTCGACTTCCCGACGGGCACCCCTGACATCCCGGCCGCGGTCGGGGCGAACCCACTGGCGACGTTCCATACCGCGGAGGCCCACTCGACCGCGACCAACCGCATCCTGGCCAACCTGGTAGCGCTCGCCACGAAGCTCGGGATTGGGGCGTCCACGCCAGGGGCGTCCGCCGGGGTGCTCCGTCGGACGGGCACGGGCCAGAGTGGGTGGGGCCAGGTGGCCGCTGGGGACTATGCGGCAGGGTCGATAGCTGACGCCGATATCAACGCCGCGGCGGCGATCGGCGTTGCCAAGATCGCCCAGCTGCCGATCTGCGTGGCCTACACGGTGGGGACGACGGCGATCACGGGGACGCTCACCCCGGTGCCCTGGACGGGCGAGATCACGGATATTCAGGCGATGCACGACCCTGCCGACAACACCAAGATCACGCCGAACCGCGGGACGTTCTGGCTCATCAACGTGTACGGGGTGATGGACGCGATGGCCTCGGGGACGATCGTGCTGGAGCTGCGCAAGAACGGCGCGGCGTTCGAGTCGTTCACAATCTCGCGGGACCCGACGGGCGGGAACACCAACATCCGTCACATCACGATGCTGCACGCGGTGGCGGCTGGCGACTACCTGCAGGTGGCGCTGTCGCAGTCGAGCGGGTCGAGCGTCAACCTGGCGGTCGGCGCCCGCTTCCAGGTCTGCTACCTCGGGCATAACTGATGGCAACGGTGCTCGGCGACGACCTCACTGCCCTCGGGGATGACCCGAGCGTCCGTGGTGATGGCGGGGGCGCCGAAGGGGCAGGACGGGTCTGGGCTGTGGCGACCGGCCAGTCGGCCGGGACGGCCGCTCGGGCTGGGGCGGGAGCCCTCGGGGGGCGGGCGCGGGCGTCCGTCACGGGCGTTGCTGTCATCGCCGGGCAGGCGCGTCTGGTGGGGCGGGGGTGGATCGGGTCCGCTGGCCGGCGCGCGAACAGGGCGGGCTCAGCGCTCCTGTCGCGGGGGACGGCCGCGAGCGGCTCGCTGCCGAACCGGCCGCCGTCCGTGGGGCCGTACAGCACGACCGGTGTCATCCTGGTTGGGACGGCCCGTGGGCAGCTCGCTACCCCCACGGCGGAGGCCAGACTCGGGGCGTGCCCCGTGGGGTACGGGGAGGTCCGCTACGAGTGGACCGGAGTGGCACGACGGAGGGAGGCCGAGCTTGAGCCAGTTTAACCAGCAGCTGGGGCCCGTGGCGCTGGGGGACCAGTTCAGCATTGTCTACCCGTTGCTGGCTGATGACGGGCAGCCGTGGACGCCGGCCGCGGAGGCGGCGGAGTGGCGGGCCAAGCTGTCGCGCGACGATGACGACGAGGTGGCGCTGATCGCCAAAGCGCTTGGGGCCGGCATCGAGGTGCAGGGGTCGACTGCGACCGTGACGGTGCTGCAGGAGGACCAGGCCGGGATCGTGGGGACGGTGACGTTGTGGTGGTCGCTGCGGATCACCGACGCTGACCTCGGGCCCGTGACGCCTGGGGCCGGCACGATCCGGCTGGTGCGCGAGGCGGTCCGGACGTGACCGACATCGAGCTGTTCATCCGCGAGGCAGCGTCGCCGCGTGGGATCGACGGCGACACGGCCGTTGCCGTCGCTATGAGCGAGGGCGGCGTCACCGAGTATTGTGCCGTCGGGACATTCCCCACTGGGTCAAGTTTTTGGAGTTTCCAACTGCACTACGGCGGCCCGTCGTACCCGCAGTACGGCGTGCCGGGCCAGAGCGTGATGGGGATGGGGGGCGCCTTTACGGAGCTGACGGGCTGGCAACCGGAGGTCGAGGCGGCCTGGCGGGACGCGATCCGGTACGCCCTGAACCGGGCGCGTGAGGGCGGCTGGGGGGCCTGGTACGGGGCAGCGGCGGCCGGCATCGGTGACTGGGACGGCATCGACACCTCCGTGCCGTGGGACCCGAACAGTGAGACCTGGGACTATGAAATGACGACACCAGCACCGCTCCCGAGCTACGACTGCCTGTACCCGTCGTTCGCCCAGAATGACGACTGGTCGTGCGCGCCGACCTCGATGCGGTGGGCGCTCTGGTCGTACCAGCGTGAGCCGACGGAAAGCTGGCTCGAGGGGTCGATGCTGGCAGAGGGTGTGGTCTCGACCAGCCTGGGGCTCTTGAACGCCTCCGGGGTCGACCTGGCGGCCTGGGCCTCGAGGCACTATGGCGAGAACGGGTATGTCGGCGAGAGCGACGGCAGCGTGACGTTCGCGGAGGTGGCCGAGGAGGCGCAGACCAGCCTGCACCCGCTCATGATCGGCGGCCGGGCCTGGGGCGCGGGCGGACACTGGAGCGGGGTGCGCGGGTTCGACGGCCAACGATTGCTCTTAGCGAATCCGGCTCCTGGCTATGGCGGCGTGACCCAGCACATGAGCAAGGAGCAATTCGGCTGGCTCGGGCCGTTCTCGATGGTCCGGCTTCGCCATCCGGAGGCCGAGGGGCAGCCCCGCCCGCCCGTGCCGCCGACGGAGGACCCGTACGCGCCGTGGCGCTCGGGCGTCGGGAGCGGCCTGCTGGAGCTCATGGCGCAGGACGGCACACTGCCGGCCCAGCGCGCCTCGACGTGGCTACCGCTCGGCGCGCCGTCGCCGGCCGACATCGAGGAATGCTACGGCGCCAATGGGGTGCGGTATACGTGGCTGCTGACCGTGGGCAAGGGGTACAGGTATCCGCCCGCGTGAGCTACCGCCCGTTATGACGGGCACCTATCCTGTCGCCCGAAGTCGGTCGTACTCCTCGACCCGAATGAGCATGGTCCCAATGCGCTGCGTTGCTGCCACCGTCTTGATCGTGATGACGCCGTTGGTGCCGTCGCTGTGGCCGCAGCAGCACGAGACCGTGATGACGCCAGCCGCCCAGAGGGCGTGCACGGCCGGCACGATGCAGGTGTCCAGCGCCAGGCAGCGGCGCCCCTGGTCGTCCAGGCCGAACTCCGGATGTCCAGGATCGAACCCGGCCACCTCGCCGGACTCCCACAGAACGTCCGGAATCGGCACGAGCGTTTGCGTATCACACATGGTGTTAGGCACTCCACTGGTCAGAGGTGAGCCGTGCACCGCTCGCAGACGTAGCGGTACTCGCAGCCGTCCGGCCCCGTCTGGATCATCTCCCAGCCCTGCGGGAGTGGTCCCAGGGTGTGTTCTTCAGCGCCGCAGTCGCAGCGCCAGGCGTACTCGATGTCGTCAGGGCTGGCGTGCATCTCTCCTCCTGCGTGTCCGACGTACGCGGCTTTATGACGGCCGCTCTCCGAGTGCGCCCCTGGCTTGCCGCAGCACGGGATCGGCCAACAGGAGGGGCACGTCGGCATCCCGATACCCCGCAGGGATCAGCTCGGTCTCGGCCAATGCCAACAGGTCGCGCAACGCCGTGCGCAGCCGCTCGACCTCGGCCTCGGCGGCCTCGGCACGTTCACGCTGCTCGCGCGCTTCCTCGAAGATGCGGTACGCCTCGGCATGACTGAGGATGGCGCGTTCGGCGCGAGCGTCCTCATGCATGGTCACCTCCTGGTTGGCCGACAAAAAGATGGTTATCTAACCCACCCGCTCGCCCTGTAGGGCGGCCCAGTTGTTCTCGCAGATGATCGTTCGACACGTCTCGATGGTCTCCTCCGGGGACTGCCGATGGCTGTCATGAATCGAGGAGGCGGCCGAGGTCAGTGCATTCCGCAGCCGCTCGACCTCGGCTCGGTACTTCGCTGCCACGTTGTCAACAGCCACTTGACATTCACGATGTTTGGCGACCCAGCGGGATGTGCGGGGCATCAATCATCCTCACGCAGCGCGTGGTATCCGCTCAGGAGTCCCGTCAGGCACTCGCCGCACGGTGCCACGATTGACGTCTCTCCAAGCTGACACACGAGATCGTACGGCCGCTCGTAGGTGTGACAAATCGAGTACCCGAGGAAGAACCCGGACCCCTCTTCCTCAGCGACAGGGAACACCAGATGGGTGACGTGCCGCGCATCGTCGGGGAAGAGGGGGCTTGGCCGGCCGTGGCGAGGAGCAACGACAGCCCAGACAACTTGCTTGCCCATCGGTCAGCCCTCCACGACGGCGCGGGCTTCCTCGCTCCACTCCAACGCCCCCTTTGCATTGCTGGGCTTGTTGCTATGGCTCAGGACGGTCGAGAGGTACCCGAGCCGGCCGGCGGCCTTATCGAGCGCCGCCCTCAGCACGGTAGCGTCGCACGGCCACGGCTCGTTGACACAAGACGTGCAGTGAACAGCGCTCTCGCGGGTGCAGCCGTCCAGGCAGCCGGAGCATGCGCGGTGTGTTGCCATCACTTAGTCCTCTCCAAGATAGCGCCAGATGATCCAATGGTTCTCGCCAACCTGCTCACGGTGCAGCCGAGCGACCATGACCAGTGACCCTAGCATCGCCTGATAGTGCTGCTCCGCTGCGCTGGCCCCGGCGAGATCCTGCTCGCAGACGGTGCAGCGGATCACCATGCGGTACGGATGGTCACCCACCGCTCGGCCCTCTCCTTTACACCCGATCTAATCCCAGTTATGACGGGCCGGCACAGCGACGGCCCGAGCTGGATCAGAACGCCTCCGCGAGGTCGTCGGCCGGGTCGTCCGAGCGGAGCGCCCAGCGCTCCCACGACTCGGCGATAGCGAGCACGTCGCCCGACTTCAGTTGCGGCCGAGCGGCCGCGAATTCGGCCGCGGCCTTGAGCACGGCCAGCCGTGTGATGGTGCGATCCTTCGCGCTCGGAGCGGCCGGCACGTCGCTGGCGCCCGCCACGGGCAGGGGTCCATCGAGCAGGGTCACGGACCGGACGAAGCCGGCTTTGTCCACCGTGACGGTGACGGTGTCGCCGCGCTCGGGGGCGACGATCCCCACGGCGAATTTGGAGTAGTTGGCCCAGGTGTCGTGCCCTTCCAGCTTGAGCCCCTTCGGGTTGACCGAGGCCACGCGGCCCGTGAACGTTGACGAGAGCGATCCCGCGTCGGCTAGACTGGTGTTGACTGTCATGGAAATGGCCTCCAGGCGGTCGGGCCGCCTGGTGATACGAACACCAGGCGGCCATTTCGTGTCGTGGGCGTCTCGCCTCACCCCCATATAATACCGCTAAATCCTGACACTGCGCAAGGAATAGCGCGGCGATATGCGGCATATCCTGACATTCGTGCTATACTGCCACCATGATGATCTCGACGGAACAGGCCCGAGCGATTGCCGCGATGCGGAAGGTTCGCAGCAAGACGTGCCCCGTCTGCGGCGCGCCGTTCGAGGCCGTCGGCAAGCAGCAATTCGACTCGAAAGCGTGCGCGAACAAGGCCAGCTATCGGCGGGTCGGGAGGAAGGAGCGGCGCGGTGCCATCCCGACCCGGGAGCCGGTAGCGCCGCATCCCATAGCGAGCCGTAGCCGCGAGATGGCCGTCGCGGGGGCGTTGGCGGCGGCCGAGGAGGCGCGAGCCGCGGGCAACGCCGAGCGCGCCGCGTACTACGAGGGCTACGCTGCCGCCCTCATGCAGCATGCCCGGTAGTCAGTCGCCGAGCTCGGCCTGGTCCTGATCCTCGGCTCGGGCCCGCCGGGCCGGCTCACGGTTCCTGAGATCAACGAGCGTCTGGTCCTGCTGCATCGCGAGCACGACCTGCGCCGCGCGTTCGGTGCTCATGCCGAGGCGCTCGAGCACCCGTATCAGCCCCTCGTCGCCCTGGTCACCGCCTTCTTGGATCAGTGCCGAGAAAAGCACGGCGGCGTGGTCGAGAGCGCGCTGCCGCTCGGCCATGGACGCGCAGCGGCAGCGCAGGAGGGCAGCGTTGAGCGCGAGGTAGCGGGAAGCCAGTTCGTTCTGATCGGGCATCGGCGTCCTCTCCGTGGTACGAGCACCGGCGGGGCTGCTCTCTCCGCTGAGTCTACGCAAAGGTGACACCATGTGGCAACCACCGTGGCGGCCACTCTGTTATACTCCGCTATAGGTCAGGTAGATAAATGGCGCCACTGGCCTATACTCTGCGCCATGAGGAAGAGGCCCGGTCTCGTGGCTATCACCATCCGGCTTCCCGACGCCACGCACGCCAAACTTCAGGAGGCGGCCGGCGAGGATATGCGGTCCATGAACGCGGAGCTTGTCTGGCTGCTCAACGAGGCGCTGGAGCGCCGCGCGGCCGCGCGGCAACGCGCCGAGCAGCAGGGCACCAACGACGACCAGCCCAGGTAACATGATGCCCCGGCAGCGGTGAGACGCTCCGGGGCTGGCAGTCCTGTGAAGGAGGACTACGTGACAAGTGTACGCAAGCGGGGCCGTGTCTACATCCGCGAGTCGAAAGAGGAGCTCGCTCGGGGCTACTCGCCCGACGAGATGGTCCGCCAGTGCCTACTGAAAGCGGCCGTGCTCGAGGCGGACGTCGATCCCGATGATATCGTCATCGAGGTCGGTAAGCGCGACGAGCTGGACTGTCCGAAGCTGATCCAGAACATCGAGGACGCTAAAGCGGGGCGCTACGACTACCTGATCTCCTACGACATGTACCGCCTCTCCGGCGAGCTCGGCAAGCACATCTGGGTCAAGGAGGAGATCGCAAAGACGGCGGTCGCGATCCACTACGTGACGATGGAGGTCGCCTCGGGACCCGAAGGCGAGCTGATGGAGACGGTCCAGGCCGCCGTCGGACGGTACGAGCGGATGAAGACGCTCGCCCGGACCCAGAACGGTATCGCGGGGAAGTTGGCGCGACGCCAGCCGATCTGCAACGGCGTGGCTGGCTACGGCCTGGAGAAGGTCCGCGACGAGCGCGGCAAGCCGATCGGGTACGCCGCGGGCGACAGCCTCGCGGTGATGGAGCGGATCGTCCGCGAGCTCGCGACCGACACGATGGGGCGGATCGCGGAGCGGCTGAACGCGGACGGTGTGCCGACGCCGAGCGGTAAGGGACGCTGGCACTCCGGCACGATCTCGGCCCTGATGAGCAACCCGATCTATGGCGGCGAGTATCGCTGGGGGCGCGTCAAGCGGACGCCAGCCAGACATCCAGACGGCCGGCGGAAGTATCTCTCTGAGCGGCGGCCCGACGACGAGCATCACGTGTTCGCGGTGCCGGCCGTGCTCAGCCTGGCCGATCTGGCAGCAGCGAGGGACGGGATGGCGTCACGCAAGCAGGTGCGCCGGTCCCGTCTCGGGGAGACCGACGACCCGTACGCGCTCCGGGGGCGACTGTTCTGCGCCGCGTGCGGGGGCCTGCTCTCGTGCGACGTCAACAACGGGTATCGTCGCTACTCCTGCGAGCGGTCATATCCGCTCCCTGGCGTCGAGCGGACCTGCCGTGCGCCGCAAGTCCATGCCGAGGCGATCGAGCGCCACGTGTTCGACGAGCTCTGTACGGTGCTGGCCGACGACGACCTGCGCGCCGAGGCGTTCAAGCGGGCCGCCGATCCCGATGAGGCGTGGGAGCGCTATCAGCAGCAGATCGAGACGCTCCGTGTTGACATCGCGAAGCTGGAGCGGAGGATCGGCAACGCCGTTGCCATCCTGCTGGACTTTGCCCCTGGGACGCAGACCTACGCGGCGACGCTCGCCCAGCAGAAGCAGGACGAGGAGACGAAGGCGGGCCACGTCGAGCTGCTGGCGAGCCTGGAGCGGCAGGCGCCGTCGAGAGTCGAGCCCGACCAGATCGTTGCGGCTGAGCGGTTCTGGCGCGAGGTGGCGGCTGGCGTCAGGAGTGCGGCGGGGTCGGCTGAGAAGCAACGGCTCTCGTACCGCGTGCTCGGGCTGCGGGTGACGGTGGCGCTGGATCCGGGCGGGGTGAAGCTCGGGCGCAAACACTGCTGGTCGGTGCGGACGACCTGGAGCGGCCGGCTATTGGATGGTGACAGTGATCCTTGCGGGTCCATTGCACTATGGGATAGTCAGCCCGCCCCCGGACGGCCCCGCTTGCGGATCGTGCCAGCCTCCGACCCGGCGGCATCGGCATCCTTCGCCAGCGCCTCCCGCCCCCACGCTGCCAGCATCAGCACCCACTCGACGAGTGGCGGCCGCTCCTCGAGGGGCGGCTCGGGCACGCGCTTGAGAGGCGTCGGCTGACGGGGCTGCTTCTCCATACCATCCAGCGTACCGGCCACGAGCGGAAAGAAACGGAACGTTTTGCATGACAAATCGTTCCGTTTCTTTCCGCTCTGACGCACTAGACTGGCCATACGTTCACCTGCTGGTGCGCCCGAACACCGCCCGCCGGGGTAGCGTCGAGCGACCGGCCACAGGGTCATCAGCACCCGAGACATTTGTCTCGTTAACGCGGGAAATCCCGCCCGCTTGTCTCGTTCCCGGTGCACGTCATTTGTATTATGGCAACTACGGCAGTAGCACCGGGCAACCATCGGTCTCCGGTCATCGGAGGTAGGCACCATGACAACGGCGTCGCGCTGGACATGCCATGCATCACCGCACTGCGTCCCACCACAGCTCCTCGGGGAGGCGCTGGGGTTTCACGGCGGCGGCCCGGCGTGGTCGTGGCTGCATCTCGGGCCGATCGAGCCGGGCCTGGTCCCGATCGTCGAGCATCGGGGGCGGAGTCCCGTGACGCGGCGGCTTATGCATGACAGCTCCCTGGCGCGCTTCGCAGGGTGCCATCTCGATCTGCTTGGATCGGCGTCGCCGACGCCGGGCGTCGACGCCAACTATCACGGGCTGGCCGGCTTCTGGTACGTCTTTGCTGTCGCGTGGCGCACACCAGACGGGCCGACGGTGACGTGGCGCGTCGACAGCTCGGGCGCGGACGGCTTCGCTCCCTGGATACCCGGTCGCCGTGGTCTGGCCGCGGACCGACACCTGCTCCTACGACTCGAAGATCTGCTCACCGGCCAGCTCAGCAGGCGCGGCCGTCGCGCTCGCGTCGAAGACGACCCGGAGATCATCAAGCAGATTGTCGAGTCGGCCAACGCGACCAAAGCGGCGAACCGCAAGCTCTCCTGGGACATCATCGCCCAATCGCACGGCCTGACCGACCGCACGCTCCGCAACTACCGCGCTGACGCTCGGCGCGGACTGCTCACGGTCGAGCACGAGCGGGCTACTGACGAAACGAGGCAGATCTCGTAAACAACCGCCACCTGAAGGAGGCGGCTTTGCAGGTAGAGGACTGATGCGAACCACCAGCGACTCCCGCGTACGGCCGGTCTACAGCGGCCCGGCTGAACCGAGATCCAGCCGTGAGGTGCAGACCCGAAGGTCTCACTTCGAACCTTTTACGCCCCGGAAGTTTTCCCGAGGCAACCCCGAAGATTCGGTTGTAAAGGAGCAGAAACTGGGGCTCCGGCACGCCGGAGTGCCTTCGCTCACCAGCAGCGTAGCAGCCCCCGGTGGAGATTCGGTTGCCAGCGCAGGCGCGTTCCGGCGCCGCTCCAGTCCTCTGCTCCCTGAAGGAAGCAGTCTCCTGGAGGCATGCCGATGAGCACGCTGACCGACATTCGCACGGCGGGGCGTCGCGCCCCGGACGGCGCACGCCGGCGCCAGAATCGCCTGATCGCGTTCGGGCTGGCCGGCGACGAGTGGGACGTCCTGGTCGACCTGGCCGAGTCCGAGGGTCGCCTGCCGGAGCAGCAGGCCCGCTGGGTCGTGCTCCAGGCGATCCGTGGCTACGCCGAGCAGCGCGCCTC